GTCGCAGGCCGCTTGCCACTCCGTCCGCGTCCCGGTAGTTATAACGGCTTCTACCTTCTTCGTAAGTCGGGAAAGTATGCCTTCGGCTTGGCGACGTGTAGCCGGGAAGTCGTCGAAACTAAAAACGCCGTCTTCGGGTATGGTTATACGTCCGGCGGCGCGGGCTATCTCGTCGCAAGCGGTGTTATAGAGCCGTTCCACTTGGCGGGCGTACTGCCGCGTCTTGGCGTAGTGCCGGGCATCAAAGCCACGAAGTCGGACTATAAGGCGGTTTTCGGTATAATCGGGCATAAAGTTATTTTTTCGGAATTTCGCGTTTAAGCGCGTTCCGCTTCCGAGGTGGGTACTTTATCCATTCGGAAGGAAACGCGGCTTACACGCGGCTCAAAATGGCTTCTTTTGGTTCGTATTCTCCATAAATAGAGCGTATTACGGAATTTTGGGCGGTTACTTGGGATTAAAGGGTCGGTTCTCCTTCCGTCCATGCGTTGGCCCGGTCTTCTTCCGTTTGTATTTCGGCCTGTTCTGCGTCCGGGTCTTCCGCCCAACCTAAACGGCGTATAGTCGTCTTTTGGCTTGCTATCGGCTTGCCGCCGTTGGCACCTTGGAGCATATTTATTTTCGCCTGTTCGTCCTCAATAATGTACGGCGTTATCCGGGGCGAAACAATAAGACGACGGGCGGCGGCTTTGTTCTTGACGTTAGCCGCTCCGAGGTAGGCTAACACGATGTTTGCTCGTCGGGTTAAGTAGTCGTCGAATATTTCCATTTTGTCCTGTACCTTTAAGTGTGCGTCCATAAATAGAAGTTGAAGGGCTACGCCGCTAATTGCGCCTATCCCCTTCACGCTATCAAAGGAAATATCGGGCGTTTGGGTAATGGTGTAAATCATTCGGAGAAGCGTGTCTATTTCCAACCTTACGCTTTCCGGGGCCTGCGCCCATGATAGGTAGGTTGCTTTCGCGCCTTCCTCGCCTTCGATTATCGCTCCGGCTTCTCCCTTCCTTGCGAAGCCCAATATTTTGCCTTCTACAAAGATTTTCGGGCTTGCGTGGTAGTCGTTGGTATCGGCGAAGTTGGAAAGTAACTTTTCCAAACGGTCGATAAGGCTCTGCACGTCTTCCCACTCTACGGCGGGTTGACTTCCGTACACTATGGGGATTTTGCCGATGGTTAGCTGCTTGGGGTAGCCCTCGACTAACTCCCAGTTCTTGGCTTCCGTCCCGGTCGGGCCTTCCGCCGTCCATATATAGTGCGCGTCCTTCGTGTAGGTTTCAAAGTAAGTGCGCGTAGTCAGGTCGTCTGCCTTCTTTGTGAACTCACGGGAAAAGGCTATTAGGTCGCGGTTGTCGTCGAAGTATGGGTAAAGTTTATCCCCAAAGGCCGGACTAAACAGGGCTACGCGAAACTTCGTTTTTGTCGGGAAGCCGTAGAGGTCGTGCGTTTCCTCGGTTTCTACCGGGTACCAATATTCGGCTACCTCGGTAGAATTGAAAATACTACGGGCTACGCGGCGGTTAAGGGTTCTTTCCTTGACTTCGTGGAATACACGTTTAAGCGCGGCAAATACCGCCTTTTCCTCGTCGCCCTGCGGGTCTGCATCGTAGGCGGGCGGGTTGCCGAAGGTAAAGGCTACGGCGCGTTTTACTATCAACTTTTGAAGGGCTAACGCTATGCGGGCTACGGGTTCAATTCTAAACCCCTGTTCCGTGGTAAGCTCGGCGTTTACGTTGATGTTCTTGACTTGGCCGTATTCCTCGCTATCCTTGTCTATTACTACAAGTTTGTCCGGGCGTTTGCGCGGGTCGTTGATGTCGTGCTTTGCAGGGTCGTACTGCGCGGCGTACTGCTCCGAATTGGGAAGGGTCGTAATTCGCCCGTTTCTCAACTCGTTTATAGCTGCGGGGTAGTCGCCCGCTTTCAGTAGTTCGTCAATAGGTGGCATAGTCTATTGGGGTTTATGGGGGTTAGAAAATTTGTTTTAATCTTGAAATACTTTGCTTCCCGTCGGGGCGTTTCTCCACCGTTCCCGTTAAAGCGTCCGGCGCGTCGTCGTGGGTGTTTCTTCCCTGCTTCTTGTATTGGGTTATAGCCTTGTGGAACTTCGGCCATAAGTGTGCCCACTCCTTCGGGAAGTGTGTAAGGTTCTGCACCTCGTTTGAATGGCTGAATATTCGTATATCCTTATTTTCTCCTTGGTGGAACCAGCGTACAACGGTACGGCGGTTTCCCAATATCCGGCAGTTTTCTTCTACCTTCCGGGCGAAGCCGCGCCCGCCGTTGTTGCTCTCTATTATCGCTTCCTCTACTTCCCACTTCGTAAGGATCCGCGCCGTTTCCGGCTCGGTCGTTTCCATTGCGGCCTGGGTATAGTACACGTCTAAAATGAAATTGCCTATTTCCGTTTCGACGTAGACAATACAGCAAAGGAAGTCTTCGCCCGTGTCGGCGGTATCGACGTAGGCTTTTACTTTGTGCTTCTTGGTTACGGGCAATACTTCGTAGGTCTTAAACTCGCGTTCGTACATAAGCCCCGTTATCGGTCGGGGGTTCTGCATATACTGCGTTTCAAATACCCACCCGCTTTTTTCTTCCAATTCGTGAAGTTCGGCTAACGTGTGTTTGAACTCCCACAGCGGCCGCTCCTTGCCGTCGTCGTCAATCTCAATAACGGGAAGGCTCAATACTACCCATTCGTCCGGCTCCAACTTCTGCAAGTAGCCGCAAAGGTCGTCTTCGTCCAAACGCTGCATAATTATAATTATCGGCGTTTTTCGGCTGTTAACGCGGTTTCGTATGGTGGTTTCAAACTTTTGGTTTACCTTCTCGCGTATTTGTTCGCTTCGTGCGTCGTCCGGCTTAATTGGGTCGTCGATGACTATCGCGCCGCCGAACTCGTCCCCTTCGGAAGTAATGGCGGCTACCTCGTCGCCTAATTCCTCGTCTTCGTCCTTATCCACCAAACCCGCGCCGAAGCCTGTTACCTGTCCGGCTGATGAAACGGCGTAAAGTCCGCCCCCGGCTTTTGTAAACCATTTGCGGGTGTTTACGCTCGTCGGCATCGCGTCCGGGAACAATCGCCTATAACTCGGTTCGCGCAGAATTTCCTGTACTCCCCGGCTGTTGTCGCGGGCTAAGTCGTCCGAATAACTGAGGTGTATAAACTTCGCCTTGGGGTTAATGGCGAAGCCTTCCGCGATGAAGTTCTTTACCGCTAATTCGGTCTTGCCGTAGCGTGGCGCGATGTTTATTATAAGCCGGGTTATCTCGCCCTTCAATACCTTGTCTAAGGCTTCGGCTATCCTTTCGTGATGTTTGCCTACGACGAACTTACGCTTATACTTTTCTTTGAAAAAGAAGCGTGTAAAGTTTAGCGTTCCTTGGCGGATCCACATCTTTATTACGTCTATGTCGCGGCAGAAGGACATTAGTATTTTTCGTTTAGGGTTTTGAATAGTTCGGCGGCTTCTTCCTTCGTAAGCGTCCGGGCCGGTATCAAGTCGCCGCCGTCCTTTCCTGTAAGTTCCATTCGCTGTGTGGGCTTGCCGTACTGCCTTTCGCGCAGCTTGTCTAACGTCGTGGTCTTGCCGTTCTTCATGTCGCTAAGTATGGCCCGCGCTAATCCTTTGGGGTATATCGGGGCTTCCTCCCACTTTACAAGTAGTTGAAGGTCGGCGAAGGTAAAGGAAAGTATAGCGGCTTCCCATTCGTTAATCTCCACGGCGGAAAGGCTGTAAAACTTCTTCGCCTTCGCCTTGCTCCCGAATATCTTTACAAGCTGTTCGGGTACGCGGCTTTTGGGGCGGCCTTTGGGGTTGCCACTCTGTCCGGGTTTGAACTGATGCGGGGTTATGTTTTCGGGGTTTGGCATATCGCTGTTATTTTGTCGTTTTGTCGCTGTTCCTTATTCTGCTTCCTCGTCCGGGGCGAAGTTGCCTAATAGTTCCGCTTTGTCGCCCGTGTATTCTTCCCACCGCTTTATTATCACGTCTATATAGGCGGGGTCTAATTCCACGGTATAACAGGAGCGGGCCAACTGCTCGGCCGCCATAAGGGTGCTTCCGCTTCCGCCGAATAGGTCTAACACTACTTCGCCGGGGCGTGTGCTGTTCTTAATGGCGCGTCCCATAAGTTTTATAGGCTTCATCGTGGGGTGGTCGGCTGAACGTAGCGGCTTATCCTCGTGTATTGTCGTGGTCGGGGTGGCTTCGCCCAATAGCGAACGAAGAAGGGCTTTTAACTCGTCCTTCGTCATTGCATCTATGTCCGGGGCTTCGTCCTCGGTTACGGTCAATAGGTCGCGGCGGTTTACGAAGAAGTGCGACGCGCCGGGCTTCCAACCGTATAGGCAGGGTTCGTGCTTCCATTGGTAGTCCTGTCGCCCTAATACCATGTTGTTTTTAACCCATATAAGTATCTGCTTCAACTCCCAACCCACGGACTTAACCGCCAATTTGAAGTTAAGCCCTTCCGTTCCGGCGTGCCAAATGTAGAACGCGCCGCCCTTCTTGAGGTAGCGGTTGGCGTTGTCGAAGGCGGCTTTAAGGAACTCTAAAAAGGCTTCGTCGCCCATCTTGTCGTTGGCTATGTCCTTTTGTACCCGGTTCCCTTTGTCGGCGGCGTTTAGGGCTTCGTTCTTGCTTGAATAGTCCACGTTATAGGGCGGGTCGGTTAAGAATAGGTCTACTTTGCCTTCGCCTATCAGGATATCCAATACTTCCGGCTTCGTGCTGTCGCCACAGATTAGGCGGTGGTTTCCCAATCGGTAGACATTCCCGTATTTCGCCTTCGGCTTGCTTGGTAGGTTTCCGGCTACGTCGTAATTGTCTTCTTCCGCTTCTTCTTCGGCTTGCCCTGTGTCAATGTCGGGAAGTTCCACGGCCCAACGGTCGAGGTCGTCTAACTCCCATTCGTTGGCTAAGTCGTTATAATCCCAATCGCCGAAGGCTACGTTATCCTTTATGACAATGGCGCGTAGTTTCTCCGGCGTTGTTTCCGGCGGTATTATTTTCGCTATTGTTTCCGTGTAGCCCAATTCTTTAAGGGCGCGGTAGCGCATATTTCCGCCTATAATGACGTTATGCCCGTCGTATTGGTAAATAAGCACTTCCCGAAGTGCCAACATTTCGGGGTCGTCCTGTATCGACGCTTTCAACTTTCTAAATTTTACGTCGTCCTTCATCATTCGCGGGTTCTTCGGAACTCCGGGAATTTGCCCTTTGTTCAGTTCCAAATCCGACAACTTCAATACGACGCTTTGCACCAATGGCGCGAGGGCCTTGGCGGGGGTAGCTGCTCCTTCCTGTGTTTTCTTCTTTGCCATAGTTTCCGGGGGTTAAGGGTTAGAAGGGTGCTGGGCCGCTGTATCCGCCGCCGAAGGGGTCAGCCCAATACGCCATAGACGCGCCGCGCATACTCGCTACCGTAGAACTCTGAATAGCGGAACCGTTGCCGCCGCTTCCTGTACTTCCGTTGTCTTCTGCCATTTTCGTGGGGTGTTAATCGTTAAACTTTTTCCGTATCAAGTCCGCCCATGCGTCTTTACCCCATACGGGCTTCCGTATGGTTTGGTAGCGTTCCAATATCCGGCTAAAAAATTCGTCGTAGAAGTCGTAAAGTTCCGGGCTTTCCTCTATCGTGAATTGCTCAATACTGCCGGAACTGCGTAGGTTCGCCGAGCCGTGGGCTATTATCTTCTTCCCGCCTAATGTTTCAAACTGCGCCGTTTTGGTGTGGACGTTCGCCACGGCTAATTGTAGACGGTTGTCTATATCCAAATGGCGGTAAATGTAGGGTATTAAAGCCCGTATCTCCATGTTGTAGAAGTACGCGCTTATTATTAGGTTCAATTCGTCTATATAGCCGTGGGTTATAAGGTTGTGTAGGCTGTCTATGTTGTTTTGGTTCATCGACAGCGTGGAAATTGTCAACTTCTTACACTTGGCGTTATTCCTCACTATGAAGGCTTCTAAGAAGTCGCCGAAAATGAACGAGCCGTTAACTATCACGTCGTAGCGGCTCCCCTCGGTCATCTCTATATCACGCGCCAATTTTACGGCGTTGTCGTACATAACGAAGTCCGGTTTACGGGTGTAAACCTTCGGCTTTATGTAGCGTGTTTCTTCCCCTTCGTCGTCGCTTAGAACGTCAAAGAGGGAAGTATCTACGTCGGGAAGGTCGAAGTTACCTATATCCCCTATGTCGAAGTTAAAGCCGTCTTCGTCGGCCTGGGTCTTTTTTCGTCTGCTCATTTCCTGTGTCGGTTTATGGAAAAGGGCGCGGTTTCGGTCGCCGCGCCCTTCCGCTTCGGCAGTGTCGCCGTTGCTTTCAGCTATATGGAATTTCGTAGAAGCCTATGTTAGCCACGTTATCCACACCCAAACAATGCCTTCAACCACGAAGTAAAGAAGAAGCCACGTTAAAGCCCCGGCGGTCGTCCATAGGAAGTCGGCAAGTTCCGGCGTTCCTTTCTTGGTTACGCGGTCGTAAACTTCCTTTGCCACTCCTACCAATATGGCTATACCCACGGCGAAAAGCACGGGTATAAAGTTGGTAAGAACTCCGGCAATAAGAAGCCCGGCGGCGTAATGGAGTTTCTTGTCGTAGGCTATCCGCTTAATGAAGGCGGCGGCTTTTTCTATTGCTTGTTTGGGTGTCATACGCGGGCGGTTTATTATGCCGCAAAGTTAAAGGGTTTGCCGTATTAAATTGATACGACAAACCCTAAAACACTTCGCTAAAACTTCAAGTAGGCGGCTATACCGCGCCCAAATACTCGGTTACTTCTCGTTTGAAGTCGTCGAAGCTGCGGACTATAACGTACTTGTTGCCGTTGGCTTCGGCGGCTTTCTGCCATTCCTTCTGCGTCCGTCGTTGTGTGCCTTCCTCGGTCTTGAACTCCACGCAAAGGGAAGCGTAGCCGCCCGAAGGCTTCAAGAGGATAGCGTCTGCAACTCCGGCGGTAACGCCTTCCGCCTTCAATATCCCGGCTTCCCGTTTATTGCGTCCGCCGCCGTTAGGAACTGCAAAGAATACCGGGCGAAGGTGCGGGTATTGTAGCCCAAACCAATAGAAGCAGTTCCTTTGTATGTGGCTTTCTATGTGCCGGGGCTTCGTCTTCTCCTTGGTGGCGTTGGCTCTCGCTACCAATTCGTCGTAGGTAAAGCGGGGCTTCTTCGTTCCGGCGAGGCGGACGGGTTCGTAGCACTCGCCTATAAACTCGTCGAAGCCGTACTTTCTTTCGGGCTGTGGTTCTGCCTTCTCCTTTTCCCGAAGGGCGGCGGCGCAGGACTTGCTGCAGCACTTTCCCCAACCTCTTGCGACGTTCCGGCTATCGGCTTGAAATGGGCGGCCGCAATTCTCGCAAATTCTCGTTACATAGGCCATTGTTCTTCGGGCTTAAAGTGGAACTTCGGGGCTTTCTTCGGTATGGGTAAACCGTGAACGCTCGCTATGTAGCGGTAGTTATCGAATACTATACCCTTGAGCCATTTCTTTTCCTTACGGGGAAGGCGTAGGGTTGGCCCGGTATGGACGAGCCGGATGGTGGCGTGGCTGAAACTGAAATTTTCGCCTAATGTCGTTTGCATGGTTGTTGTCTTTACTTGGTTCTTAACTATCGGGAAATAACGAGCCTTGTAGACGGTCGGCGGCGGCTTTCGCCCGCTCCGCTTCTATCTGCTGCACCCGCTTTATTTCCTTGTCTATCTCGGCTTCTATCGCCTTTGACTTTCGTAGAGCGTCCGGCAAACGTGTACGGAAGTATTCGCGTTGTGTTTGCCGAAGCTCTACTACTTTGTCGAAGAATTGTTTAGGGTTCATCGAATAGTCGGGGTTGTGGGTTTGGCTTATAGCGGTAGTCGTATAATTCGCCTTTCGCTAACTTATGTTCCACGTTATAGACGAGGTGGGTAAATAGAAATTTGCCCTTCTTGTCGTCGTAGAAGTCCACTACTACCCGCCCTTCCGGGTCGCTGTTGGTCGGTGGCTCTTCCCGGACTTTGCCTATATAGCGTTGTCCTTCCGTCCAACCGTATAGGCGTTTTAGGGTCGCCGGGGCTATCCTTACCGGGGCGTTTGGGTTCTGCTTATAAGTCGCCCATATAGTATCGCCCGGAAGAAGCGTTACTTTTCGCTGTGGGTAGTGTTCGCGCTCTTTCATAATCCAATCTTTACTGTTACGCCGCCAACCGTTACAACTGCGCCGTATTTCGTGCGTCCTACGGGCTTATCCATTATTTCGCGTATTTTTTCGGCGGTTATTGGTTTATTATTCCGAAGTATCGTATAGCCCGAAGCCGTAGCGAGTCCGCCCGTCCGTTCATTTTGTCCGGCTATCTGCTCGGCTAATAACGGAAGTATGCTTTTAACCGCGCCTTCTATTGCGTAGTAAAGTATTCCTTCCGTTATTGTAACACTAAAAGTTAACATCATAGCCGTAGTTTTAGTAAGGCATATTTTCGTTGCCGGGGCCTGGGTATGGTTCGCCGGGGTAGCCGCTTCCGTATGCTCCACCGCCGTAGCCTTGTGCGCCGTACTGCTGTCCGGGTTGGGCCTGCTGTTGGTTCTGCCCGTCCTGTCGGCTTCCGAGCAGCTCCAACTCGGTAACGGTGCAATTAAGCCCGGCTTCTACGCCGTTCCGTCCTGTGTACGGTTTGGCGGTAAGGTTGCCCCGGCAGAATACCTGCGTTCCCTTCTTGAGGTATTGAACTACCGCGCCGTCGCCCGGTTTAAGACAACTTACCCACGTCGTCCGGGTTACGGTTGTACCCTGTGCGTCCTTGTAACGCTCGGAAGTAGCCACGTTGAAGGCTATAAACGGTTTCCCGTTGAAGTTCTTGATTTCCGCGTCGGATCCTATGTGTCCGACAAATTCCGCTTTTAACATAGTTGCTTGTTTTTGTTGGGGGTTATGGTTATTTTGTTTTCTTCGGTATGAAGCCGACGTAAAGGCTTGCTTCGTAGTCTACCAATCCACCCGGAACGGGGTGTATGTCGGCGCGGTGGCGTATATAGCCGAAGTCCTTTATTCGCCCTAAGACTTCTTCGGTTAGGTAGTCCCGGTAAAGTCTTACAACTTCTTCCAGCGGCATTTTGCCTTCCTGTACTAAGTGGCGAACTTGGCTTACCACTTTCGCCACTTTGTAGCCCGGCGGAAGTGTGGCGGGCGTTTCGGGATGAAGGGCGTAGGCCCAACGGCGCAAAAGCGCGGCTAATTTGGTCTTAATCTCCATATCTTTTCGGGGGTTAAGGGTTAAACTTCGTATTCGTAAATCTTTTTATACTCGACGGGCTTGTAAGGTTGCCATGTGTGGCGTAGTCGCCAAACCGTTACTTCGGCTACTAACCTTTGTTCCATTCGTTCCTGTACGAACTTTTGAGCCTTCGTCTTAGCCGTGAAGGTATGGCGGCTAAATTTCGCTTCACGTTTAAGGAAGTCGGGGTATTCCCAAAGTTCGACTTCGTAGGTTATCGGGTAGCCGTTTTCGTCTACGTCACATTCGCCGTGGTACATAGCGGTTGAACGTGGAATAAGTAGCGGTTCGTCCGTGCGTTTGTGGTGTCTTATTTTGGTCTTAGTCATTGTAAATTCTCGGTGTTTATGAATTGGAAAATATGCTTTATTACGTCTACCGTCCACCCGTTACCGAGCATTCGGTACGCTTGGCTATCACTGCAAACCCATTCGTACCAATCGGGAATAGTTTGTAGGCGGCTGCACTCGGTCGGTGTAAGACGGCGTAGAACTGCGTCGGGTGTCAGAACTGCGGGCGCGTGTCCGGCGTGTGCTGAACATAAAGCCGGGGTTATGCCGTCGGCTGAATAGACGCGGTTTTGTTGGTATGGCTGCTTTCCGCCGCTTTCGGTGTCAGGGTTAAGTTGTATTACTTCGCGGCTTTGTACGATGTTGTTGGCTTCGTAGCGGCTTGAAGTAACCGTAGGGGCTTTGTCGCGGAATATGCCGCCCGCGTTGAAGCCGTGGGGAAGTTGAAGTATTAGGTTATCTTTTTGAACCGTTGTTAGTGTATTGGTTTTTCCGTCGGTACGGGGTTCTAATTCGGTCATATTGTGGCGGCTTTCCTGTATCTCTCCGGCTTCGTATTGGCGACGTATTGCCTTGCCGTATTCGGTTCGGCGTGGTGTCAAACACGCGGATTCTATGTAAATTAAATTGTCCTTCTCCACGCTTGTAAGGCAGTTAGTCTTACCGTCCGGGCGAAGTTCCGGCGTTTGCTCGTTCCTTCCTGTTTCCGGGTTGAAACGCCCACGAACAGCCACGCAACGGGCGGCGCGTTCCCCTTGAAGTAATACTATATCGTCGTGGCAGCTCCCGCCTACGCGAAGGGTGTTACTTTTTTCGTCTTCCGCCCTTGGGTGGAAGACGAAGCCGGTACCGGCTTCGGCTTGCCGTTGATGGTGTTCTATCAGTTTCTTTATTCGTTGGGAAGTAAGGACGTAGCGGGGTTCTACCTCGTCTTCTAAAATATCGCGTAGGTATATACCCCGGTCTTCCGGCTGTGGTATGTCGGTAACTACCTTCGTGTCGAATAGGTTTGCTTCTTCGCGTGTCCGTATGTTAGTCCAATACAAGCGGACGCGGTTTTGTGCTGAAACTAAGGCGGAATTTATTACGACGGGTTCTAATCCTAATTGGTCGGTAATGACTTGTTCGCACTCCTTACGCATACGGACGTTTTCAAGTAGGAATAAAACGCCGGGGTTATACTCCTGTATCTCCCGAAGAATACGGACGTATTCAAAGAACAGGACGCTTCGGGGGTCGTTAAAATTTAACTGCTTTCCGGCAAAGCTGAACCCTTGGCACGGCGAACCGCCTATAAGGAGGTCTATGTGGGGAAGGTCGGCGGCGCGTACTCCTGTAACACTGCCGAGCTGCACCGTGTCCGGGAAATTGTGCTGTGTCTGCTGTATGGCGAATTTGTCAATTTCGGAAGCAAAGTATTTGTTTACCTTTATTCCGGCTTCCCTTAACGCTATTTGCCCGCAGCTCATCCCGTCAAAAAGGGAAAGTACGTTTATTCCGTTGTTGCTCATTTCGTCTTATATTGATACGTCCGAAGGCGTAGTTAATTTATTGCTCAATAGTGTAGCCACTTTTTCGGCGGCGGCGCGGAACTCTCGGTTATACTTGTATTCATTATCGTATCGACGGAGGTAGTAGTGAATTGTAGAAGTGTCGTGTTTCGTTTCTTCGGCGATGTCCTGTGTCGAAACGCCGCGCTTTTTGCAATGGTGGGCGTATATCATTCGGGCGTAGACGCACCAACGCCCCCGGCTGTCGTTTACTATGTACTTGAAGGGAACAGCCATCGCTACAAGTATGGCGCGTTTAATATCCCGGTGCAACGGTCTACGTTCGTATTCCACCGTTAAACCTAAACCTTTGGCTATCTCCCGTTCTAATGTCGCCCCGTTGCTTAACTCCCAATTCGCAAGCATATAAATCGCGTCGCAGTCAAGCAATAAGCGAATATCCGCTTTCATTTGCTCTCTCCACGGTTCGGACGGATCCACGCCGTTGTTAAGGGGGTTAATCACGGCGTAGCCCTGTGCCGTTAGGCGCGTGGCGGCTGCGGTAAAATTCGCGGTGTATTCTTCCGGGGTTAATCCCGAAATTTGGCCGCTTATGTAAATCTTAGTTTGCTTCATGCGATTTGGGGTTTATTTTGCTTCTATGGCGTTTTATTGTCGTCAGCCCTTCAACTACCCACCCGAAGGGCGTAGCGCGAAAATTGGGGCGTTTCCGTGGCTCTGATGGCGTTATTTGTTTCTACTCTTGATTTCTATGTATTCTTTTACGAAGGATAAGACTTTTACAACTTCCTGCCACGTTTCCAAAAATCGGACGATTGGGGGCTTCTTGGCTTCCTCGGCGGCTTTCCGGGCTGCTATGGCTTCTTTCTGCTTTTGGGCGAAATACTCAACTATCGTTAAATTGAGGTTTAACCCGTTTTGCTTCTTGAAGTTTTCCCACCCGTTACCCTCTATGGCTATACGCCGGGCGTGTTCTTCTTCCTCTTGCTGTTTCTTCTCCTTCTCAATTTCGTAGGCTATTCGGTTTTCCTTTGCCTGTTGCTCTATCGCGTACTTGCGGAAGGCTTCTAAAATCTTGCGGGGTGTTACCTTGCCGTAGATGTCAAATTCGCCACACTTCAACAAGTGGAAGAAGCGAAGTATAGAAGCCATCGACAATAGCCAGAAGCGTTCACTTTCACAAATGGCGTGGGCTATAAAGTCTACGTCGTATTCGTCTACGTCCCTGTCTTCTCCCATGCGTAGAATTGCGTCGGTTATGTGTGTGCCAATAAGTCCGGCTACTCCGTCGTCGCCGTAGGTGCGAACTACAAGCGCGAAGGTTGGCACCCCGGAACGGATGGCTTTCTCTATGTTTTGTGCGCAGTACCTTTGGGCGGGAACTCCAAAGGTTTTGCAAAGCTGCGGTAGGTCGCCGTACTGCTGTCTTATCGCCAACGCCTTCGGGTCGGCCTTGGTCAATGCCCCGGACGTATCAGGGCGACGGTTTGAAGGTAATAGTTCCATATTGCTGTCTTTGGGTATTAGAAGGGTTGGGTATCTCCGGCGGTGGCGGGGCTGGCCCCGTCCTTGCCGATTGCGTTAGTCAATCTTTCAACCGCTCCCCTTATCAAATCTTCGCGGGCCTGCTGTCTGCTTTTGGGCGCGGCATCTTCTTCACGCTTGGCGCGGCGGGCGGCTTCAAATTTTCGGCGAAGATGGTTAATTAAGTGCCGGGAGGCTTCTTGGTAGTCGGTATGGCTAACCTCGCGCAGCTGCCACTCTGCTAAAATTTCGTGGGCGTACTGCTTTATTGTTACGAGGTCGGTGTGCTCCTGCATACAAAGCACTTCTAACGAATATTGGTTTTCGGGTGCAAAGAACTTTTCAAAAAAACTAACCTCACGCGCGTTATCTACAACAACAGAATTATTATTTATTGATAACTGATTACTGATTAAGGTTAGTTCTTTTGGTTCGGTTAGTTCTTTTTCTTCGTCTTGGTTAGTTTCGGGTTTGTTTTGGGTTAGTTCTTGGTTAGTTATATCTAACCCTTTTTTTTCCTTTTTTTCCATTTTAATAATAT